CCAGGCTGTTCTCGATCTGCAGCGCCTGGAGCCGGACCTCCTCCGCTGTAGTGCGCTCGCTGTCCCGCACATCAGCCAGCATGAAGGCCTGACTCAACCTGGCCTCGATCTGCGCCTTGCCTTGCATCGCCACAGACAGGTCTTGTGACTTCTGCACCTGCAGGGCCAACACGTCATTGGGATCACCCGTGACGAAGGACCCATTCGGCGCCTTGGCCAGATCCATCGCCTTGGTGACACCACTGGGCTTGACCAGGAACAACACCTTGCTGCTGGCCAGCGAACCCTCAGCAATGGCCTGGGTCAATGCTTCAACGGTCTGCAGGTCAGCAATGGCCGCGGCCTCCACATAGCCAATGCCATACGGCTGACCATCCACCCGCGTCATTCGCAGGGGAAGCCAAGGGCTGACATCCAAAGGAGCACGACCATTGCTGCCAGGGATGACCTTCCCCTTGACCTCCTGGTGCCAATGGACGGACTTGTCCTTCCACTCCACATAGGTGTAGAGCCGCACTCGCTTGCGGTCCTCCTTCTTGGGGACAGGGTCGGTGTCCTCAAGGATTCCCTTGAGTTCCTCGTCGTCCTCTGCCAACAGGTCCTGCACCTTCTTGGGTAGGGCATGAACGGCTACCTCCTCGCAGGTCACTGCTTCCAATGGATTGCCCATCGGATCCCTGGTGCAGACGTAGCGGTTGAGATGGAAGACCCTCAACCCCTCGCTGCCCACATACAACAGCGCATTGCCTGACACGACCAAGTGCAGCAATGCCTCGTGGAACACCACCCGGTCATTGCTGGCCTCGATCTCCCGCAACACCAGCCGCTCGATCTTGCTCAGTGCTTCCTCAAAGTTGCTGCGCTGACTGGGGTCCACACCCTGAGCAGCCAGGGCGGCCTCATCCAGCGAGAAGCGGAAGAACTGCTGCGTCGGCGGCAGTAAGGCCAGCAGCATCCGGCTGGCCAGGTTGAGCACACCCCTGGCGCCAATGCCATTCCACGGCACCGCATACGACTCCTTGTTGTCAGGAGTTGGCTCGTTGCTGGTTGGGATGAGATACGGAATCGTCAGCCGAGCAGAAGCCCGAGCACGATCCAGGTAGTAGTTCCGGTCACCCTCAAGGGCGCGATAGCGAGCTTCTGCAGTGGCCATTGATTACACCGATACGTTGGCGCCGGAGCCAGTGCCACGGCTTGTCGCGCCCATCCGCAAGGAAGCAGTGGTCTGCTTTGCCCTGCCAGCAACCGCCGGGCGACCAGACGTGGGCGCAGTTGGCGCCTGCTTGACGCCTGATTGGCTAAGAATCCGCAGCGACTCAGCCGCAGCAGCGCCTGATGCCCTAATGCCACCAAGACGCTGCGCTTGCTGTGCCTGAAGAACCGCCACGCCTTCACGCTGCGCTGCCTGCTGATCGGCCATCTGCTTTTCAAGTACACCAAGCTCGGCCTGCTGCGCCTCCGCTACCGCCTGTCTCTGAGCCGCTAATTGGTCCATTTCGGCCTGGCGTTTTGCAGATAGTCGAGCCTGCCTTTTGGCTTCGTTTTCTGCCCTCACCCTTTCTCTGTTACGCGCTCCTGAACACATGGCTCACACTCCAATGTTGAGACCAGCGCCCGCCTCGGTCGGCAACGCGGCTGTGCTGATCTTCAGGCTGCTCTTGGGCTTCTCTTTCTTCGCGACCGCAGCAGTGGTCTGACCACCGGATGCAACGCTCTGTGTTGCTGTGACGGCATAGCTGCCCTGCTGTGCGGATGCAGACGCCGCAGCAGCCGCAGCATCGGCGTCGTACTGCTGCTGCAATCGCACAGTCTCATCGTTGGCCGCGTCGATCTGGTCCTGCAGCTGTGATTGAAATGCTGTTTGCTGCTGCGCCATCTGGGCCTTGTATTGGTCCAATGCCTGACGCTGGGCCTCAATGTCCGCTGCGCTAGGCCCCTTGTACTGAATCTTTGGCGCCTGCGGTCCGCCTCCAAAACACATGGTCGTTCCTCCTAAGTGATGTTGAGGCCAGCACCCTGGCCAGATGACGTTGCCGTGGTGCGCTCAATCCGCAAGGCGCCTTTGCCCTTGGATGTCAACGTGCCACGGTTCCGCCCCACTACTGGGGCCTGTGCGTTCTTCTCCGGTGGTGGCGTACCAATCAACTGCGCCATCCGCATCGCCTGCGCTGATGTGTTGTCTGCCACCTGACGCCTCGCATCAGACGCCTGTTGCGCCACCTTCTCATTGCTCCGCAATGCAGCCGTCAACTGCTGTTGCAGCAGGTTGTTCTGACCGCTCATCGCTGACTCGATCGCAGCCTTCTGCAAAGCAAACTGCTGGTCGTAAGCAGCCGTGTTGGGCATCGTGATCGTTGCCCTGCCGCCCCCACCGCTGCACATCTCAGAAGTCCTCCAGGTCGATGGCTAGTCCGTTCTCCTGCTGGTCCTCGTGCTTCGCCGCCAGCCACCGGACAACTGACACCTGACCAGCCTTGAACCACACCTCCTTTTCGTTCCAGGTCAGGTCTGGCGCCTGATCACGGAACTCCGTGGCCAATCCAGCCACAAGACGCTCGTCAATCGGCGGAAACCAGCCCATACAACGGGGGTGTAATGACGCCAGCGTACCCACCGTCCTCATACTGAGAACAGCCCGTACAACCCCGTAGCCATGGCAGATCTGCAAGGGATGCTTGCCGACATGCACGAGGAAGTCATCCAGCAGGTACTGGAAGACCTCCGCAATGGTGACCGCAAGGCCAGACAGGAAGCCATGGCCCTGCTCAAGCAGAACAACGTGACCGCTGCCGCAGCTGAAGGCTCAACCCTGCGTCAGCTGGCAGGGAAGCTCGACTTCAGCGGGATGGCTGACAAGGTCGTTGAACTCAAGCGCCCACCTGTAGCCGGCTGATGCGATACGTCTTCTCTTGCGGTGGCGGCGTCCAGTCCACCGCGGCGCTGGTACTGGCTGCTCAGGACCGCATCCCCTACCGGACGTTCGTCTTCGCCAACGTCGGAGACAAGGCCGAGTCGCCCGCCACGCTCGACTATGTCGCCCGCCACCTCAAGCCCTTCGCCTCTCGGCACGGGATCGAGTGGGTTGACGTGGCCTGGATCGACCGCAAGGGCAGGCAGCGCGACCTGTACGACGACGTCCAGGAACAACAGCGGTCCATCAACATCCCTGCCTACATGCCCGGCGGAATGCCCGGCAACCGGAAATGCACCGAGTTCTTCAAGATCAGGCCAATCGCAGCCTGGATCAAGCGCAACGCCCCCGGCTGCACCCTTGGGAAGGGCATCAGCACTGACGAGCCGCACCGGGCTACGCCATCACGGGAAAGCGATGGCTACGCCTCTGCCTATCCGCTGATCGAGCTGGGAATCAGCCGCTCCGACTGCCTACGCATCGCTGCAGACGCTGGCCTTCCGCAGCCACCCAAGTCCTCCTGCTGGTTCTGCCCGTTCAAGACGACGGAGCAGTGGACGCGGCTCAGGCGCGAACAGCCTGCGCTGTTCGATTCCGCTGTCGCTATGGAACAGACACTGCAGCAGCGTCGCCACGCCCTGGGCAAGGACCCCGTTTACCTGTCAGGCATCGGCGGGAGGCGACTGCGAAACCTTGATCAGGTCATCCCGCATCAGCTTGGCCTGTTCCCCGAATGGCTTGACGAGCAAGACGGCTGTGAATCGGGCTACTGCATGACCTAGGCGCCCACCTGTAGCCGGCTGATCCCCCCATGCGCCTTGGCCATGGGCTTAGGTCTCCAGCCCAGCGCCAGGGCGTCCACAGCAGCTCCCGTCTCATCCATCCATGCCTCATAGGCCTCCTGTTGCAGCTGGTCTGCACGGGCCTGCTGGGCACGGTTCTGGTCCTGGGCCGCGGCCTCCACAAAGAACGCACAGGCAATCGCCAACGCATCCAGGCGGTCGTCATGACTCAAACAACCCTTCTCCGGTGTCAGACGTGATGCCTGGAAGAACAACGACCGGCTGTAGCCGTTCTCTGGGTCCTCATCCGTCATCCGGTAGTCATTCCGCACCACGCGGGTGGTGACCACCAACCGGTGCTGTTGGATCAAGGGGCCAAGCGTGTCGCACAACCGGGTCTCCTTCCTGATGTTGTGCTTCACCTCCTCGATCGTGACCGGGTGCTCCCGCATCAGGTGGGGCTTCAACAAGGCGCTGAACATGCCATCGCCCATGTTCGCCTCAGCCACCACGTAGTTCACTTCCCACTTCTTGGCTGTCTTGGCCAGGTGCTGCAACACCTCATCGGCATACCCCAAGGTGCTGCCGCCTGACTCCAACACAAACAGGTTGCCGTTCAGTTCCGCCAGGACACACCACGCCAATTCATCCGCCCCCCTGCCGGCAGGGTCAATGGCAAGGACACAACGCCAGGTCTCTGACCGTGCCACCCAGCCGTTCTGGAAGATCGGACGGTGGTAATGACAGTCCCCACCCATCCCCACACACACCAGATCCTGCAACCGACAGTCCGGTTGGTTTGACCACACCACCGTCTCTGGCAGGGTCGTCCCATCAATGTCCATCACGATCAGGTCACCCAACCGGATCGGGTACTTGTCCAACGTCGCCAGACGTGTGTTCAGCTGGAACTGCAACAGGAAACTTGACCTCGTCATCGAGGCCTGTCGCTGCAGGATGTCCTCATGGCTGAACCGCTCTGGATCCGTTGGTTCACCCGCCAGGGCCGGGTCGTCCGTCAGCTCAGACCAGACCCTCGGATCCAGATTGCCGTCATAGCAATCCACCTCATCTGGATACAGCGCTGGGAAATACCTCGCCTTGTACCCACGCTCCCTGACCAGTCGCAGGTAAATGCTCGCCTCCGTATGGGGCGTGCCCAGATACATGATCTTCCGGGGCAGCAGCTGACCCTCATCCGGCTTGATGATTGACTCGATCTCCGTCACCGCATGAGCCACACGCTCCTGCTTCAGCTGCGTGATGACGTTCTGAACCGTCTCGATGTCATCAAGGATCGCGCAGCTACAACGCTGACCCGTCGTTGACCCCATCACACCCATTGACCGCATCGATGGGCTCTGCTCCACCACCGCAGGACCCACGTCAAATGCCGTACTGCTGAAGCGGTTGGCAAGACCAGGGGTCAGGACTTGGAGAATGTCAATCTCCCCGATACACTTCAACGCAAATGACGAGAAGTCTGTTGCCTTCACCGAGGTAGCCGAGACCACCAAGATCTTTTCCTGGGGGTCCGTCCGCAGTCTCCACAACGCATAGAGAGACGCCAGCAATGACTTACCCAGTCCACGGAATGCCACCGTCAGCTGCCTGGTCGGGCCATTGCCCATCCAGTCCGCCACTGCCACCTGCTGCTTGGTCGGATACTCCGCCAGCTGCAGCTCCCTCAGGCAATACGCCAGGAAATACGGGAACTGATCCAGTGGTTCAGGTAGTGGTTCCCATAACTGCCGCATACCGGATCAGAGCAAAGCGTCGTCGCCAATCACTTTGCCCCGTACTGCCCTTTCCAACTGCTCCCGCTTCCCCTCAACCAGGTGCATTGAACTGACCGTGCAACAGACACGGGTCTCACCCTCCTCCAGGCAGACCCTCACACAACCGTCAGACAACACCTCCAGCTCCATCAGGGATGGGTACCACCACCAGTGCCCGTACCCGTACCACCAGTCCCCCCTGTACCCGTCCTGGCAGGCGCTGCAGCCTTGAACTCAGGGCAGACATAACCGCTGCACCCCGTAGCCGTCACAGCCGCCTGCACGACGCTCAGAGATGGGTCTGGTGTGCCCTCCAGGTGCAAGGCCAACCGCTCGACGTTGGTGAGATACACAGCAAGCACTGACAACGTCCCTCCATCTTCCCAGCAGAAAGGGGCCATGCCTAGGACATGACCCCCCTCTCGTCACCCCCCGCTGGCAAGAGCAGGGTGTCTACCAC